CCAATGTTAGGTCTGTATTCTTTTACATAAAGAATTTGTTTACCATTTGGCTGCTTAGTATTGAATGCACGAATAACATCTGGTTTAACCTTGTTATCCTTCCAATCTTCTTTATACCAATATTGAGTATTATCCTTATTGGTTCTAATCTTAGTATAATCACAATGCCATAACTCTGCAATGTTGCCTGATAAATCCCAAATAACTTCTAAATAAGCACCTCCAAATATCTCAATGTCTAAAGATACCTTTCTAGTCAAATCGTTTAAAGATTCAACTCTATTAGCTTTGTCTATGAATGCTTGTGCATCCGCTTCGCCACTCCATCCGTTACCTGTAATATAATGTACCTTGCTTTTAATAATAGCACTATGCTTAGATGACTTGTTATAAAGGTCAACTATATAATCAGGGTAGTCGTTATTCTCGCCATATTTAATGTAGCCTCCATCAATACCCTTCTTTTCTTTAAATTCAGGCTGTCTGGCTTCTGCGAATGTTAGTACTCTTAAATCTATCATTGTCTAATTGTATAAGTGTCTGTTGTTGTGAATTGGTTATATGTTAGCGTAGTTCCTGAAAGCCACATAATACCTGTTTCTAGCTTGTTTAAGCCACTAGGATTTGTGTTTGAGGTACTTGCCTGCTCATATATTTCGTATGTGTATTGCCCTTCTAATTGGCTTGCAAAGTGTGTGTTTGTTACAATGCTAAATTCATTGTACCTATCCTTGTACAAACTTGTATCACTAGCAAATAACTTAACAAACTTAACCTCTAAATTTGTACTTCTATTAGTAAAGACAAACAAATAGTTAGGGCTTGTTAATAACTGCTTTTCAGTTAATGTTAACACAATAGTATTAGTTTCTGTTTTAGTTAAATGTATCATCTACCAATAAATAGTAAAATGATGAATGTTTGCAATTGTTCACATTTTTAACCCTTTCACGAAAACGTGAACATAACAAATTGTGTAACATTGATACACTTATTCGTATGATAATGTGTCATTAAAGGAACATATAGATATTGTTATGTTACTTTTAAGGCACAAAGTAATGTTATAACTTGACTTATGTTATAACAAAGTAAGTCAATAACTTGACTTTTTGACACATAAAAACCCCCACCTAGAAAACTAGGCAGGGGAACTAAACTATGAAAAACTACAAACTATTAACCTGCAGTTGTTAAGGCAGCAGCTACTGTACTATTAACCTCTGGTGCTAAAGCAGGTTCTGCTCCTGCAAAGGTTAAAGTATATCCGCTTCTATCTCCTTCAGCAGTACCTGTTGCAGCACTACCTGCTGTTAAGTCTAAAGACCTTGTTTTACCAAGCATAAAGAACTTACCATTGTTGTCTTTAGCAACGGCAGTAAGTCTATTTTGTGCTAATAATAAGATTTCATTTCTTGTATTAGCTTGTAATTTATTTAAAATTATTGTCAATTCAGGAGTAAAATACAAAGTACCATTTTGAACATTTGATGCTACGTTTTCAGTAAACATTGATGTTCCTTTTGTTAACTCATATTTGTAAAACTTCTTGCCTGCTGCTTTTACTAAAGCGGTAATTACACCACTAACTTCAGTACTTGAAGTAATATCTGAACTTGCAATAAAATAAACCTCCGTAATTCCACCTAAAGAATCACGACAATCTAGGGTATATCCCTGTGTTAATGCACACGCCATTTTTGTTTATTTTATTTTATTAAAAAATGGGGAGTATATTTCAACTCCCCTTATAATTAAATTGCTACTTTAACGATTTCATCTGGAAACGCTACGTTCACACCCATTTTGAACTCTGCTGCAAAACGAACCTCATCTGCTTCTTTAGCAAAAAAGATTTCAAATTTTTCTTCTTCGTTCAATAAATCTGTACCTAAGAACAAGTTGCTTAAACGCATTGCGTAAACATCATTAGTTGAATTTAAACCTTGTAAAGCAACAACTTTAATGTTAGTACCTGGTAATATAAACTCGCTATCAGCTTTAACATCTATTGAATATTGGAACATATTAGCGTTCTTCAATGCAATAGTGTAAGTTCTAAAAGTATCTTGACCACAAACAATAACCATATCGTCAGCAGCTACTACTTTAGCAGGGATTGCTTTGTAAACACCATCAAATAAGCTAACAACGTTACCAGCAGTGATAGATGTCAAAGGAGCACCTGAAATAAATCCAGATACGTTTGCATCTACAACACCAGCAGCAGCACCGATTAACTTAACAAAGCCATCAAACTTGTTTAAGTTACCATTAGCTGAAGCAGTATCGCCATTCCAAATTGCAGTCTCTAATTGAGATGCAATAGTCTTAGCTTTTCTTTCGCTATAATCTTGCTCAAAAGGAATAGAATCGTATTGGCTACCTGTTGGTAAAGCCTTTTGTAAATACTTTGCTTCTAATGCTTTAGGACATAAAGCCTCTTGTACTTTAATCTTACCAACTGTTACTGTTCTTTGAGTAAAAGTAGTTGTACCTGATGCGTTCCAACCGCAAGTTCCACCTGCTTGGAAGAAAGCATCTGTATCCATAATGTTAATGGTCTCTGCGGATTTAACTCCAACCATTACGTTTCCTGCACTCTTAATAAGGGCAGCAGTTTTTGCACCTAAAACAGAAGAAGATACTAATTGTGCTTCGTTCTCTTTAGTGTAGTTTGTTAATGAACTGACTGTAAATGACATTTTTTATTATTTTATTTGTTTAAAATTGCGTTTCTATATTTCTCTAATCTTTCATACTTAATATCATTTGTAGATACATAAGATTGAAATGCGTTTGCTGATTTTTGAGTAGGCTCAGACATTGGGGTATTTGAAAGTGCCTCTACTAATTCAGCTACTTGTGCAAAACCTTGCTTTACTTTGTTCTCTAATTCAACAATCTTTTTTTCTAATTCTTCTTTTTGTGCTGCAAACATTTCTGCCATAGCAGTTGTGTCTTGTGCAGGTGCAGCAGGAGCAGCAGGTGCGATAGGTTCTTCTTCTATAACATCTTCTTTAGGAGATGCTATTTCAATGATAATACCTAACTCATCAACTTGGATAGAAGTACCATCCATTAATTGATGTTCGCCTTGTGGAGCAGGAGTGCCATCGGCTAACTCTACTTTGCCACCTATTTCTAATGCAGAAATCATAACCTTTGTACCATCTGCCAAAGAGTATTCAGCCATTTCTACCTTTGTAACTTCAGGTGCAATAGGCTCAACCATAGGAGCAACTGGTGCTTCTTTTGGTTCTACTTGTGGAACATCTTCAAACAATGCTCTAATTTGTTGTATCGCCTCTTTTGTGGTCATCTTTATTTTTCTTTAAATGTTAATAAATAATATTGTTTATCACTTAAGCCTTAATAGAACTTAAGATGTCTTTAATCTGTTGCATCTTTACTTCATCTTTAGATTGCTTTGGAGTATAATTAAATATCCCTTCAATAGAGAATCCTTTAATAGTGCCGTCTTTAACTTTTGCCCATACTGCTTCATTTTCTACTAACATAGAAACAAACCAACTTCCCTCTGGCGCATCTTCAAATCCTTTCATTGGTGCTATGCCTCTTGACTTATCACTAATAAAACTTTCAAACATAGTAACACCTGATTCAATTTGATTAGGGTCGTGCATTAAGTTTACATTATTTTGATAGCCCTTCTTAAAATACTTTTGAGCAATCTTGACAATAGTATCTTTAGAGAAAGCAACATAATAATCACCAAAGCTAACATCACTTCTAAAAATAGGAGTGTCAGCCAACATAGCACAACCGCTAATGATATGCTTATCTTCGCTAATGATTTCAAACTTCTGCTGATTTTTAAACGCATTCCAATTCTTTTGAATGGCAGGTCTATCTACCAAAGCGACATATTGAACCTCTGCATCATCGTTAAGGTCATCCGATATGTCTAACATATATAAAGGTAATTCCATACTCATAAATAGTAATTTTTAAAATATTAACTAAATCTTGCTCTTTGTCTTATTGCGGTTATTCTTTGTTGGTTGCTTGTAACATCACTTTCAATCACATAAGCTCTTACTGCTTGATTGCCTATATCATTAATAGATTGCTGATTTAATTGAGTAACTTGCGCTGTTGGTACTTGTGGAATCATTGGAGATTGTGTTGAAATTGAAGGCATACCTCCACCACTACCTCCTGCTGCTGCTGAATTTATTGATTGAATACCTTGTACAGATGCAGCAATAACAGATGCAATAGATAATGCACCACCTATTCTTGCAGGTATAAATGCAGGGTTAGGAAAACCTGGCGGTAAAATCGCAGGTACACTCATCATTTGTGTTACAATTTTAGCAATAGCAGCACCCTTTTCAATTAGCAATCCTGCAATAGCTACTGCCTTACTTTTACCTGCTATTTGTCCTAAGATATTACCTGCTTGTTCTGCAAATCCAATATATTCTAATTGTAATTGTATTCTAGCTTCTTGTTCTGCTTTTTTACTTGCAGTAATTTCTTTATCAATATCTCTTTCTTTTTGAGCATACTTTGAAATAACTTCTAATCTTTCTTTTTCTGTTAAATTTATATTAGATAATTCAATAAGTTTTTGCTCTGCTATATAGGCTTCTTTGTTTGCCATTCTTTGTTGGTCATCTGCAAAATCAATATCTAGCAACCCATTTTTATAATCTAAATCAGAAATTAAATCTTCATATTTTTGAAATTCTAATGCTCTTTT